AGTGGGGCCGGCGCAGGCGCAGCAGTCGGGGGCGCGAGCCGCGGCGCAGCCGCTACGGCCGCTCAGCTGGGATTTAACACAGCTCTGCTCGCCTGCCCCATCACGTGGATTGTGCTGGCTGTAATGGCGCTTGTAGCGCTGTTTTTTGCGGCCATCGCGGCAGTTAACAAGTTCGCCGGAACAACGTTGTCTGCCATAGGTATCGTGAGCGGAGCGATTGCGGTAGCGGGGGCGTTTATTGGAAACATCTTTGTTGCAATGATCAACTTCACGATGGATGTTTTCGCCGCGCTCTGGAACTACATTGCGGCTTTCGCAAACTTCTTTGCCAATGTTTTCAACGACCCTGTCGCATCGATTGCGCGACTGTTTTTTGACCTTGCGGATACGATTCTTTCGCTCCTCGAAGCGCTTGCGGGCGCTATCGATGCCTTGTTTGGCTCCAACCTTGCCGGTGCCGTTTCCGGATGGCGCGGTAACCTAAAGGGCTGGGTTGACTCCACCTACGGCAGGGGAGAGGAGGTCATGGCGAAGGTCAGCGCCGAAGACTATCACCTCCAGCGTTTTGAGTACAGCGGCGCCTGGGACGCCGGATACAATTTTGGCAGCGGACTCGGTGGAGCGGCGAAGTTTGACCCGTCCAGCTACCTTGGCGGAATCCTTCCGGGAGCGGGTGCTGCAGCTGACCTTGGAGACCAGATTGGCGGAATCGGTGGCGGCGTAAACGACATTGCCGGAAATACCGGGGCAATCAAGGACGCGCTGGATATCACCGAGGAAGACCTCAAATACCTTCGTGACATCGCGGAGCAGGAAGCGATTAACCGTTTTACGACTGCCGAAATTACGATTGAGCAGACGAACAACAACCATATCAAAGGATCCATGGATTTGGATGGCGTGGTGTCCAAGCTAACGGACGCAGTCAACGAGGCCGCGAACATAATCGAGGAGGGGGTGCACGCGTAATGAGCAGAAACGGATATGATTTCTATCTCGGAAAGTGCTTGTTGCCGATTACCCCAAGCAAGCTGACTGTAAAAATCAATGGCGGAAACACCACGCTCACCCTGATGGATGAGGGACAAATCAATATCCTTAGGCGCCCGGAGTTGACGGAAGTCGACTTCGAGTGCCGGATTCCTCAGACAAAATATCCCTTTGCGAAATACAAAAAGAAGTTCTTGAAGGCCTCCTACTACCTCGGGTATTTCCAAAAACTCAAGACGCGTCGGGGGCCCTTTCAGTTCATCGTTTCGCGCGTAAAGCCCCGAGGTGGGGTGTTTTTCTCCACCAACATGAAGGTTTCGCTTGAGGATTACACAATCACCGAGCAGGCCAAAGAGGGGTTTGACCTCATTGTAAAAATCAAGCTCAAGCAGTATCGGAGCTATGGCACCAAAACCGTAACGTTGAAACAGCCCGCTCCGGACGCGCCACCGGATGCACAGCCGCAGGCGGAGGTACAGCCTACCAGACCGGTGGAATCGAAACCCGAGAGCAAGAGCTACAAGGAAGGCGACATCGTCAACTATCACGGCGGGACGCACTTTTTCAGCTCCTATCCGGGCGCAAAGGGGTATCCGGCAAAAGCCGGTCAAGCGCGTATCACTGCGGCGAATGGCTCCGGCAAAGCGCATCCATGGCATTTAATCCACACCAACTCGGCATCCAATGTCTATGGATGGGTGGATGACGGGACCTTTGATTAAGGAGGGCGGCGGATGAGCATAGAACTCATGATTTCCGATGCCTCCGGCGCCAAGGCGTATCTGCCGGCGGTAGAAGAGGGCATCGAGTGGGAGACGGAGCGCAGGGGCTCGCCCGGCAAGCTGACCTTTAAGGTCCTCGGTGACTCTGCTCTGAAAGTACAGGAAGGAGCAGCCGTTCGCCTCAAGGTGAATGGCGCTCCTGTATTTTTTGGCTTTATTTTCAGCTGTAAGTGGAGCAAGGATAACCTCGTAACCATAACGGCCTACGACCAGCTGCGGTATCTGAGCAACAAGGACACCTACGTATACGAGAACAAGACCGTGGCAGAGCTGATCAGGATGATTGCGGATGATTTCCGGCTAAGCGTGGGCACGCTGGAAGACCCGGGCTTTAAAATTGCCTCTCGAGTTGAGGACAACACATCGTTATTTGACATGATTGGGAACGGGCTCGACCTAACCCTACAAAACACGCAGAAAATGTACGTTCTGTATGATGATTTCGGGAAGCTCACATTAAAGAGCCTCGAATCAATGAAAGTTGGCGGGCAGGGAACCTACCTCATGATTGATGAGTCGAGCGGCGAGAGCTTTGAGTGCGCGTCAAGCATCGACAGCGACACGTACAACAAAATCAAGCTCACCTACGACAACGATGACACCGGAAAGCGCGAGGTCTATATCGCACAGGACGGAGCACACATCAACGAATGGGGCGTTTTACAGTATTTTGACACGCTCTCCAAGGGCGAAAACGGGCAGGCGAAAGCCGATGCCCTGCTGCATCTCTACAACAAAAAAACTCGCAACCTGAAAATCTCCAACGCATTTGGGGATATACGGGTCCGCGGGGGGAGCATGATTATTGTGAGCCTCAATTTCTGGGGGCTCAATCTGAAGAGCTTCATGCTGGTTGAAAAGGTGAAACATACGTTCAAGGAAAACCAGCATTTTATGGATTTGACATTCCGGGGAGGTGAATTTGTTGCCTGATGCGAATGAGTTTTTGCGGACGCTGAAGCGCGCCGCGCTGGATGCGGTGGAAGCTTCAAAGCCCGTGCAGATTTGCTACGGGAAGGTGACCGCTCCCGCGCCGCTATCCATCCTAGTGGATCAGAAACTTTCACTCGGGGCGGCACAACTCCTGCTCGCGAGGTGCGCGGTTGCCGAGCGGCCGCTCCAGGCCGGAGACTCGGTGCTACTCCTCAGAGAGCAGGGCGGGCAGAGATATGTTGTGCTCGACAGGTTAAGCGCATAGCGCAGAAAGGGGGCGCGTATGATTCCATCATCTACCGGATTCCTCGCAAAGGATTTCGAGATATCGGCACAACCCACACATACCTACAAAATGCATCTAAAGAGCGGGACTGTGCAGGGCTATACGGATGGACAGGATGCGATGCGGCAGGCGATATATAAAATCCTGTCCACTGAGCGCTACCAGTACGCCATGTACTCATGGAATTACGGAGTGGAGCTGCTCGACCTCTACGGTGAGCCGATGACCTACGTTTGTCCGGAACTGGAGCGGCGCATCACGGAGGCACTCACATGGGATGAACGCATCGAAACTGTCGACGATTTCGAGTTTGATACCTCAACCAAGGGAGAAGTGACGGTGAGATTTACCGCACACACGATTTTTGGGGATATCGATGTTGAAAGGGTGGTAGATGTCTAATGTATGACGTGACACACGAGGAAATCCTCGGGCGGATGCTCTCAAGGGTTCCGGATAAACTCGACAAGCGGGAAGGGTCTGTGATTTTTGATGCGCAGTCCCCTGCCGCTCTCGAGTTGCAGCGGCTATATGTGGAGCTGAACACCCTAATTGCTGAAAGCTACGCTGACAGCGCGTCAAGAGAGCCGCTCATCCGTCGATGCAAAGAGCGCGGCATTACACCGTACGAGGCAACAAAAGCGCTTCTAAAGGGAGCATTTACGCCGACATCCATCGATGTGACGGGAAAGCGTTTTAACATCGGCGCTGTGAACTATACGGTCCTCTCCAAAATCAAGGACGGAGAGTATCAGGTACAGTGCGAGTCGCCCGGCGCCGGAGGAAATCAGCTCCTTGGGGCTATGATTCCGATTGAGTATATCGAGGGGCTTGAGACTGCGGAGCTCACAGAGCTTCTGGTTCCCGGAGAGGATGAGGAGGACACTGAGGCGCTGAGAAAGCGCTATTTCCGCTCTTTCAACGAAAAAGCCTTTGGCGGGAATGTGCAGGACTATCTCGAGAAAACCAACGCCATTCCGGGTGTTGGTAGCACAAAGGTGACCGGCGTTTGGGGCGGAGATATCCGCCCCGCGGAACTGATTCCGAGCGCCGGCGCAAAGTCCTGGTATGAAGGCGTTATCGGCAGTATGAGCGGCGAGTCTGCGAAATGGCTGAAAAGCGTATACGCGGCAGCAAGCGAGAAAAAACTGACTACGAGCGGCACAGTGCTCCTCACAATCCTGAACTCTGACTACAACGCGGCATCCGACACGCTGATCC